GGCGGCATCACAAGTGCTGGTCAAGCAACTGCGGCTGGTCAGTTAGGGTTTGGCAAGACAATTAGTAATGCGTTGAATACAGGCGCAAGCGCATATCAGAATCAACAAAACTTTAACGAGTATTTGGCTTCTCGGCAACCGTCGTATGGCTATATGCCTTCTAATTTTGATACGACAGTACCTATGCAACCTGGTGGAGGTTATTAATCATGGCTGATTTAAACGCCCTTATTGCCCAAGGCACTCAGTTTCAAGCGCCTGTCAATCCGTTTGTCCAATATGCTCAAATGCAACAGTTGCAACAAGGCGAACAAGCGAATCAACTGAATCAAATGAAGATGCAGGAGTATCAACGTGGCATGGAAGAAACCAATGCCATGCGTCGTCTTGACCCCAATTCTCCATCGTACTTGGCTGACATTACCCGTATTAACCCTGAGAAGGGGTTTGCCATGGGTAAGATGAGACAAGAATCTAAGACCGCAGGAACTGAAGGGCAGATCAAAGATACAAAATTGATTGCTGATAAGTTGGCACTTCTTCCCGATGCTTACCGTATGGCCGATACGCCAGAGGCATATCTAGCGTTGCATAAATCTATACACGCTGACCCCGTGCTTGGGCCGTACCTGAAAAGCGTAGGCGCAACACCAGAAAAAGGCATGGCAACTTTGCAAAATGCAGTACAAACTGGAAAGTTTAACGAACTGCGTATGGGGTCAATGCAAAGCGTAGCTCAGATATTAGAGAGCATGAAGCCAATGTCTGTAACTGCTGGTAGCTCTGTGTACAACCCACAAACAGGAACCTTTACCCAAGCACCTGCAACAGCCGTTAAGAACATTGGAAATGTCAATCCCGGTGACTTTACGCCAGCTTCAATGCAAAAATTTAATGCAAGTGGCAATTACGCAGATTTAATTCCTAAGCCAACAAGGGTTGCTGGTGATGGCACGGGTGTTGCCAAAGCCCCTGCTGGTTATAGAGTGACTGCAAACGGGAATTTGGAAGCAATTCCCGGTGGGCCTGCTGCAAGCAAACCAATGACAGACTTGCAAATATACAAATTGCGTACTGATGTGGCTAAAGATTACAAAGTGGCAACAGATACTTTGTCCAAAATGGATGATTTGCTTGAATCAATTGACAAAGTTAAAACCGCACCTGGTTTAGCAGGAGCAACGGGATACCTGGGAAAACTTCCATCGTTTCCTGAAGGCGCATCTGCTCAAGCAGAATCCAGACTGGCGAATTTGCGCGGTAAAGTTACTGCTCTTGGAAAAGCAACCGCAGCGATGTCCGGCTCAATTGGCTCTATTGCCAATCAAGAATGGAAAATTCTGGCCGATCAAGTGGCAGTTTTGGACGAAGTTAAGGGTGTTGGCCCTTTGTTAGATCAAATTGGTTTAGTGGAGTCTCAAGCTAAAGGTGCAATTGATCGTATTCGTGACGGATATGAAAAAACCAGATCAGAAGATTTTGAACGATTTCCTCAATTCCGTGATTTGCCAGCATCCAAAAAATTAGGTGGAACACCCGCCGCGCCAACAGGCACTAGCGGATTTAAATACCTTGGTAAAGAGGGACAATAATGGCTACCAAATACCGTGTTCAAGGCCCTGATGGTGCAGTTCATGTTTTTGAAGGGCCTGATGATGCAACGCCTACTCAAATAGAATCGTTTGCAGCTCAAACCTTTGGCGCAGCCCCCGCAGCACCATCTAGCGGCGTGCCCGTTGGTCGAAGAATTATTGAAGGCATACGCCCCACAGTTGAGGCATTAGGTGGTGCGGGCGGCGCTGTCCTTGGCACGGCACTAGGCCCATTAGGTACGGTCGGCGGTGCAGGGCTTGGGTATGGTTTGGCTAAAGGTGGTCTGGATGTAGTTGAACAAGCAATGGGTTATCGGAAACCCCCTGAAAGTTTTGGTCAAGCATTGACTGGTGGCGCTAAAGACGTATTAGAAGGCGCAACTATGGAGGCTGTGGGTCAGCGGGTAATAGGCCCCGTTATAGCCAAAGGTGCTGAGTATGCAAGCAAGATTAAAAATATTAAATTAGACCAATACCTTAAAGCCGTTGGGGATAAGGGTGATGATATTGTTAACGCCTTGCGTGGTCGTGTTCAGATTGTGCCAGGCACATCCCCCACCGCTGGTGAAGCAGCCGCACCTGTTGGTAGTGTGGGTCTGTCGGTGTTGCAATCTCGAGCGCGTCAAGTGCCGGGAACGGCTGACATATACGGGTCAAAAGAAGCGCAAAATGTTGCAGCGCGTCAAGCGCAAGAGGTGCGTGCAACCGCTAAATTTGATGCTTCCAAACAACGCATTCAAGACAAAATTGATCGTGGTTTAGTCAACGTCACTCCAGGTGAAGTGGGCAGCACTTTAATTGACGCAGCGAAGGCCGAACAAAGAGCCGTCAAAACTAACGTTGTGCAACCTGCTTATGACGCCGCTTTTGAAGCCGCAGGCAACGCAAAAATTGACGTGTCCAAAGTTGTTAATGAAGCAGAACGTATTCTTGAGCGTAAATTGTCCAGTTTTGCCACTGAAACTGCCCCGGATACTGTGCGTAAATTGCGAGGTTTTGTCCCCTCCATCCCTGAAGCGCAAACAGTATCTATTGGAAAACAAGGTTTTAAAACTGCAAAAACCTCTACGCCTGAGTTAGCAACGCCAGAAGCTACGCTGCAACAGTTGGATGATGTGCGTAAAGCTATCAATGCAGACATTGCCGCAGCTTCAACTAGCAACGCACCCATGGCAGCGACCACTTTAAGAAACTTAAAGCAATTGCACGCTGCAATTGATGACGCAGTTAAATCCAGTACGGTACTGCCTGAAGACGCTAAAACCTTGTACAAAGGCGCGTTGGACGCATACCGCACACAATATGCGCCTAGGTTTAAAGAAGGCATAAACGCCAACTTATTTAAGCAAACCAGTTTGCAAGAAACCAAAATTAAACCAGAAGATGTAGTCAGCAAATATTTTCAGCCTAAAGGTGAAAGTGAAGCCAAAGACTTTTTGCGTTTGTTTGATAAAAATCCAGATGCAATGAAGATTGCACGAACAGGTATTGAAGACTTATACCGCCGTGAAGTCACGGATAGCGTGGGTAAAGTAACGCCAGAAGCACACGCTGCGTTTATGAAAAAATACGCTGAACCGTTAAAAATTCTTGACGATGCAGGCATGAATCTGACAAATCGTGTTGGCGTGGTTGCAAAAGACGCAGCACGTCTTGCCAAAATTGATGAATTGGCTAAAGCAAGCGGGAATAAATTGGGTGCGCCGTTGCCAGCAGGAACTAATGCGCTTGCAATTGAAAAACGGATTGGTGAATTAACTCAGAGCATGACTCCGGAGCAGTTGTCTCATGTCAATGCGGTGCGTCAGGATTTATTGCGTGAAGGTGAGTACGATAGATTGGTAAAATTTGGCGCAAGTAAAGGTGCGGATATGAGTAATCTTGCCACCAAAGCTGGACAAGAAATTGGCGTACCTCTCCCAAGTTTTCTGTCTGTACCGATAACGTTATTTAACAACGTAGTGAAAAAATTAGCTTTGCGTATGGACGATAAAATTGCGTTAGAACTGGCGCGTGAATTAACAAATCCAGCCGTAGCAGCCAATCAAATTGAAGCTGCAATGAAATTACAAGCCTCACGCAGTCTTGCCAAGCCCGGCGCTGGAACGGCTCTTGGACTAGGTGCAACGCGAGCACTTGGCGCTGAAATGTCCCGTCGAGCAGAACCAGTACAAAGCCAGAACGCCCTTGCCCCGTAATAGTCTAAAATGTAAAAAATCACTAACTAACCCATATCATGACCCCAGAAGAACGTGCTGAATTGGCTGCTGAAATAGCGGCTGCTATTCGAATCAGAAGTACCGATGCAGGGTTGTCAGAGGAAGAACAGCGATGGGTCAAGTTGGCAATTCAAGCGGAAGCGCAGCGGATTGAGTTCCGTAAGAAAGTAATTGAGAAGACCCTACTTAGTTTGATCTGGGCTGGTATGGTAGGTCTTGGTTACATCGTGTTGGGATGGGCTACGAATCATGGTTACAAGCCTTAACGAACAACTCAGGCGTGATGAGGGTGAAGTCTTATCGGCTTACCCTGACAGCCTTGGCTATCTCACTATCGGTGTGGGCAGGCTCATTGACAAACGGCGTAACGGTGGCATTACACCAGAAGAATCGGCTTATCTCCTGAACAACGACATCCAGCGCAAGACCGCCGAAGTCTTTAAGGCTCTGCCTTGGGTGAAAGACCTAGATCAGATCAGGCTCAACGTCCTCATCAACATGGCGTTTCAATTGGGCGTGGAAGGCTTACTGGCCTTTAAAAACACACTGGCCTTAGTGCAGGGTGGAAACTACGACAAGGCCGCAGAGAACATGATTCTGAGCAAGTGGCACAGTCAGACACCAGAACGGTGTGAGCGCTTGGCAAAACAAATGCGAACCGGGGTCTGGCAATAATGGATTGGTTGGCTACCCTCAAATCAGTGGCCCCAACCGTAGCGGCGGCACTTTTTGGCCCGTTGGGTGCAGTTGCCATAGCCTCAGTCGGGGAATTGTTGGGTGTGTCCGAGGCCACCAAAGATAAGATAAGCGATATTATCTTAACTGGACAGATGACACCAGATCAAATTGGCAAGCTGCGTGAACTTGAACTGGAGTACCAGAACAACGAGAAAGAGCGTGGCTTCAAGTACGCTGAACTCAGCTTCAAAGACCGTGACTCAGCACGCACCGCCAACGTGTCAGGAGGCACTCAGAAGCCTTTATTCTGGCTCAGCCTTCTCCTACTATCAATCACCCTCGGAACCGAGTGCATGGTGCTATTTAAGGGCTACCCTGAAGGTACAGACCCGTTGGTCGTTGGGCGTGTACTGGGGTTGATGGATGCCGTTGCCATGCTTGTACTGAGTTACTGGTACGGCACGACAAACGGATCGGCTATGAAGACTGAATTACTCGTTGCGAAGACCTGACCGGGCTTCCAAGCACTCCAGCAGCTTCTCCAGATAGTGCCGGGCTTTCTGCACATCTTTCAGTCCGTCCTTGTCCTTGTACCGGGCAATGTACTTGATGACGTTGCCGCGCAAGAAGCCCTCAAACTGTTCTGGACTCATCCATGCTTCCATTGCCTCCCAAGGTTGCACTTTCTTACTGGTGTAATGGTGCACTCATGTCGTCGCCTTAGTTAATTGAATATCGTGGGGTCTTGGCTTTCCCGCCAGTATTGCGTGTAAACGTTTCTCGGTCAGTCGGTGACAGTGAATCATGGTTCTATGTGGCAAGGCTTCCAGCACCATTGCATAGTCTTCCAAAATGGCCCTGACTGCCTGAATGCCTGCACCGTCTAAACGGATTGGTTTACCCGCAAAGCTACGCTCTCCGGCCTCTGCAAGCGCCTTCAACGCATCAAATACCAAGTTGTCGCTGTCCTCAATGTGACCATGTTCAATCAAGGTTTCCATCAGGTTGACCGCATCGCTACAGACCGCCCAATCATCACGAGTTGGCTCTGCGGCTGTCTCAAGTGCAGCCAGGCCACTCCACATTCGCGTAAGCTGGTGTCTGCGTTGCTTCTCAGTCATCGGCTCTGTGGGGCTGGCAAGCATGGCATCCCACATCGAGTAAGTTTGTGTTTTCATCGTTTCTTGGGCAATGACTGCCAATGCGTCCAAAACTGTTCACCTTGATAGATGCTGTAAGTGGCAACACCACCAGCACTAAGCAGTTGCAGCTTGACGTTTCGGGGCGTGTTGACACTGATCGGTAACCAATACACATCTGTGCTTACTGCTACGGTTTGGTCAGTATTGATTGTGTGTGTGCAAGTTTTACCCTGGTCACACTTGTGATTGCATGGTGGGCAAGTCATGGCAGTTTGTTCCCGTAGTCGTCGAATGTCCGTCCTTGTGGTGGGCAGCAAGTGTGAAGACTTACCGGGCCAAGCGCACTCATAAGCCGCTTACCGCAACGTGGGCAGAAGTTGCGCTCAGCTAAATAAGATAGCGATAACCCAACGCTTGCAGCGTCATAGCCTGCGTCAAATGCTTCTTTGTGAAGCGACCCGTAAATTCCCGCTTCACTTGCGTGCTTCAACCACGCTTCGTCTTTAGTCATGTGTTTTTCTCCTTCAGTTTGGCTTCAATGGCTCGGTACTCATCCATGCTCATGTCAATCACCGACTGAGCGAGTTTTGGCGTATCACACAAAGGGAGAATGGCCTTAAAAATATCATCATCAGTCAACCCCACCCACTCGCGCTGTCCATCTTCTTTTCCTTGCCTGTACGATGCCCAATCCGGGGTAAATGGCTCTGGTTGCGCTAGGGCAGTTCTCAATTCATGCACAAACACCGATGTGTGCTCTGCATCTTTCCACTCCATCGTGTCCCAGCGGTCACATAGTGCGTGCGCTGCTTCGCGTACTGTTTTCATTCCTTACTCCTTTCCGCATTTATTGCAAAGTTCATTAGTCGGCTTATGCACGAATGTTCCGTTGCAAAAATGATTCGGCGCACAGTCATTAACAGGCTCCTGCTCTGGTTGCGATAGGGCGGCTTTGATTGCGGTGATGGCCGCGTAAGTCTGGTCTGATCGAGCATATTGCGAGAATACCTCAATT